CTTAAAAATAGCTCCGGAGTGAATTTTATCCTGAAATTGGGGTTATTCTGTGGTCAAACTATTCAACAAGGAGATCAAAGTATGCCGAATACGGTACAATCACACTTCGTAGAACTATTGAAGTGGGTACTATCTCCTGAAGTGTTAACTCAGATAGGGTTTTATATTGGTATAGGAGGAAGCATCATAGGTTTTGGAACAAAAGTGTTCAAAAAATTATGGGCTAATTTGGAGAAAACGCAAAATGATGAACTATCAAGTCTAAAAGCATCTATTCAGAACTTAACAACTTCGGTAGAGAAGTACCAAAAGGATACTGAGCGAGAACTTTTACGAATACAAATAATCACGGGTATACATTCGGATAGATTATCCGTTCAAGAGGTATTGGTTTTGTATGATACATACTCATCAAAAGGATATAATTCATATGTTAGTCGTGTTGTTCATGATTATGTGGAAGAAAAAAGACAAGAAGGAAGAGGTCTAGACAATGACAGTCAATGATATTGTTAATTACATTACCTTACTGATTATCGTGGCCCCAGTTGTTATCCAATTGGTTCGTTATGTTGGTACTATTACTCATAACCGCAACCTTATCAACTTGGCAGATCGCGCACTAATCATCGTTACAAGTCTCGAGCAACTTAAACTTGTTAATAACGCTGACAAGAAAGCTGAAGCTCTTCGTAAGCTAGCTACCTACGCTAAAGAAGTAGGTATCAAGTTGACTGAAGATCAAGCGGAAGACTATATCGAAAACGCTGTAGCCGAATTGCGTAAGCTTCAGGGTAAACTTAACAAGGAGGGATAATCTATGCCTCGGAGAAAGAAAGAAATTCCTGAACTAAAGAAAGCGGCTACGCCAGAAGGTCGTATGAACCAACTTACAACGTTAGCTGTGGATTTAGCCGAAGAACAACTTCGTGCTGGAACTATCGCACCAAGTACTTTAAATGTATTACTACGATATGGTACTGTGGAAAACGAGTTGGCGCTTGAAAATCTTAGATCTAAGAACAAACTTAATGCAAGTAAGGTTTCTCAAATAGAAACCGAAGTTAAAGGTCGAGGAGATAGTGAGGAGGTTCTTAATGCACTTCGAGGTTATGCCCCGTCAGATACATTCGACTAAGAAACGTATTCTTACTCGAGAAGATCTGAATTTATCATATAATGACATGGCTGCCCACAAAGAATGGGGTGATCGATTGAATTACCTATCTTTGTTTGATAAGGGCTATGTATCCCCTCGACAGTTTTCAAATCCATTTTATAAGTCAAGGATGTGGCGTAATCTTCGTGAAGAAATTATTGCCAGAGATATGGGTTATGACTTGGGTTGTCCAGGAGTTCCTATCGAGGGACCAATTATAGTGCATCATATGATTCCATTAGTGGAAGACGATATACTAGATTGGAATGAAGACTTACTTTTAAACCCGGATTTACTAATTTCGACGTCCATAGAGACGCATAACATCATCCATTACGGTAGAAGGGTTGAAGAGTTAGTTGAAAGAAAACCTGGAGACACAAACTTATGGTGAGGTGACGAATGTCAGAAACAACCATCTTATCTGAGGTTAAAGGAACTCTGGATTTTGCGGTTGCTGAGGACGATGGTTTCGATGATCGTTTACTATTAGAACTAGATGGACTAATCGGTGAACTGTCGCAGCTGACTTATGTCAAGGAGGACTTCGTCCTTACCAAAGATTCAAAATACGAACAATTACTTAAGAAGAATGATCCTAACTTACTTCGGTTGGTCAAGACATTTATCAACTTAAGTTTGCGACTCGTGTTTGATCCACCCGTGGGATCGGTTTTGACCTCATTAGAAAAATCTCGTGACCGGGCGGCTGTTCGGATCACTATGCAGAAGGAGCGGTACAATTCATATGAACCTTGATAATGAACTGTTACACGCCGTTCAATCTTGCGATTCCAAAGATATCATTGAGCACTTCGGAATCAAAGGAATGAAATGGGGACAACGTCTTCGCTCAAGACTAGCTGCTCATAAACAGCGAAAACTTGATAAGCGAACCAACAAGAGTCGTAATCGGGAATGGGTGCACAAGTATGCCAATCGTTCGACGCTGAGCGATAAAGATTTACAACGTGCTGTCAACCGTTTAAGACTCGAGAATGACTTGGCAGAACAAGTCACTAGAACTACTAGAATTCACCAGAAGCCAAACAACGGTAATAGCTTCGCCAAAGATGTTGGTCGGGCATTAGTTGTTGATGGTGTTAAGGATGCTCGTCGTATTGTTACCAAAGAAGGTATTTCTTACATTAAGAACAATCCTGACAAAGTAGCTAAAGCTATTAGCGGCGTCCGGACATGGATGAATACATAAGGAGGTATTAGTCTGAGTGTTATCTAACAAAGCATATCCTCAGGAATATAGCAAATTCAAAGAACAAGTCTTGAGAGGTGAGATCCCAGTCAATCGATGGATATCATTACAAATGAATCGAATCGATTTCCTGATTGAGTCTCCGGATTATTTCTATGATGATCAAGCTATTGAGGGCTTTGTTCGATTTTGCGAGGATGAAATGACTCTAACCGATGGTAGTGATGTTACATTGTTACCATCATTTCGTGTATGGGCCGAAGATGCTTTGGCTTGGTATTACGAAAGCAATGACCGCGTGTTTAACCCTAAGACGGGTAGATGGGAAATGCGCAAAAGAATGAAACGTCTGACACGGAAACAATTCCTTATAGTTGGACGTGGTGCTGCTAAATCATTGTATTCTACGTTTTTACAGACGTATATGTTATTGATTGACCCGTCGACTACTCACCAGATAGTCACAGCACCGACAATGAAACAGGCTGAAGAAATTATGGCTCCTATTCGTACCGCTTTGTCTCGAGCAAAAGGTCCATTGATCAGATATATGGTTGAAGGATCTAAGATGACAGGTAATATGCAACAGAAACAGTTGTTAAGTAGTACGAAGAAGGGTATAGAGAACTTTGCCACAAACAGTCTATTGGAAGTCAGACCTATGTCGACGGATAGACTTCAAGGTTTGCGTTGTAAGTATGCCTCTGTAGATGAATGGCTCTCGGGCGAGATCCGTGAGGACGTCATAGGACCTATAGAACAAGGGGCGTCAAAGAACACCAACTATTTGATTGTCGCTACTTCGTCAGAAGGTACAGCCCGTAATGGTGTTGGTGATACAATCAAAATGGAGTTAATGGACATACTAGAAGGTCGATACAACAATCCTCATGTATCTATATGGTACTATCGTTTGGACGATGTTCGTGAGGTTCCGTATCCAGAGACCTGGCTTAAAGCAAATCCTAACCTCGGTGTAACAGTTTCTTATGAAACATATCAAGCCGATGTTGAACGTGCAGAGACTCAACCAGCAACGAGAGCCGATATCCTTGCTAAAAGGTTCGGTATTCCTGTTGAAGGTTTCACATATTTCTTTGTCTATGAAGAAACAGAATTACACAGACCTCAAAACTTCGATGGACTCGTCTGCTCAATGGGCGCTGACTTATCACAAGGGGATGACTTCTGTGCTTTCACTTTTCTGTTTCCAATTGGTTACGGTAGATTTGGTGTAAAAACTAAATCCTATGTATCCGAAGCCAAATTAAAGAAACTCACTGCTGCGATGCGTAATAAATATGACGAATTGATAGCAGAAGGTACGCTAGTAGTTATACCTGGAGTACTTTTAGATATGAATAGAGTATACGACGACCTTTATGACTTCATTTTGGAACATAAATATGTTGTTTATACTCTTGGCTATGACCCATACAATTCTCGAGACTTCGTACAACGATGGATTCGAGATAATGGTGAATTCGGTATCGAAAAAGTTATTCAAGGTGCCAAAACCGAAAGTGTACCTATGGGTGAACTTAAAAATCTAGCGTCAAATCGAATGTTAATATTCGATGAAGAACTAATGAAGTTTGCTATGGGTAATGCCGTAGCGCTTCAAGACAACAATGGTAACTACAAATTGTCTAAACGGAGAGCGTCCGAGAAGATCGATAATGTAGCTGCCTTGATAGATGCCTGGGTGGCTTATACCCGCCACAGAGATCTATTCGACTAAATCGCAACGAAGGAGCAATATGGGAATAATGGATAACGTCAGACATGCTTGGAGTATGTTTGCAAAGAAGCCAAACGAACCCAGTCTTAGGGAAACCGATCCCAAGTATCAGCAAACCTTTGAACCGCGAGCGTTAAATCCGAATAGTACAATTCCACAAAGGACATATAAACGATCTTCGATCGCATCAATGATCTTTAATAGGATTGCTATGGATGCTTCAATGGTAACATATCAGCATGTCAAGATCGTAAATTATGGTACTGACGACTCTACTGAAAATCAAGTTGTTCAAACATCTAGTTTACAACGTTTGTTTGAAGTAGAAGCTAATATTGACCAGACTAGTACGGACTTTTTCCATGACCTAGTATTCTCTCTATTTGATGAGGGTGTAGTTGCTGTGGTTCCTATGACTGCTGATATAGATCCCAGTACGTCTGATTCGTATAATATCTCATCTATGAGGGTGGGAAAGGTTCTCGAATGGTATCCTACAAGAATACGTGTTCGAGTATATAACGAAAACAAAGGAGACTTCTCTGAAATAATTGTGCCTAAGAAAATGGTAGCGATTATTGAGAATCCCTTAAACTCCATTCTCGGAAATGAAAATCCGACTATGGATCGATTGATCCAAAAGTTATCAATTTTGGACAAACAGGATTTGGAGTTGGTATCTAATCGTTTGAACATGATTCTCCAATTACCATATCCTACTCGGGCAGATGTTTACAAAGACCAAGCCGAAAATCGTATTAAAGCGATTGAAAATCAGCTAAAAGATTCGAATCTTGGTATTGCATACATTTCGTCCGAAGAGAAGATCACTCAGTTAACAAGACAAATTTCTTCTACTCTTATGGAGGAGATCAAATACTTAACAGAGGAACTTCTCAATCAAATCGGTTTAACAAAGAACGTATTTAATGGTACTGCATCCGCTTCGGAAATGCAAAACTATTATACACGTACTATCGAGCCGATTACTAAAAGAATACAAGAAGAATTCCAAAGAAAGTATATCACTAAAACGGGATATACCCAAGGTCATCGTATTGTGACATATACTGATCCATTTAAACTTGTTCCTACTGAACAGCTAGCAACCATTGGCGATACACTTCTTCGAAATTCTATTCTTACACCTAATGAATTCCGTGCTATTATTGGTTACGGTCCATCATCCAATCCTTTGGCTAATGAACTGTATAACCGTAACATTGCGGATTCTAATCAAGGGTATTCTTTGCCTGGGTCTGCTGAGTCCCCTGAAGGAGATTATGCTGAAACTGAAGAGGGTTACTATCCTCCTGAAGAACAGTAAGAAACTTCAAAATCCAAGCAAATAAAATAGGAGGACACACATGGGAACTCATCCAGCTTATGACTTCGCCGGGTATGCAACACGAAATGATTTGCGTTGTACCGATGGAGTCACTATCAAGCATGGAGCTTTCGAGGATAATGACGGTAAAAAGGTTCCGCTAGTTTGGTCGCATGATCCTAGCACCCCAGAAAACGTCATTGGACACGTAATACTCCATCAAGACAGTGAAGGCATGTATTGTGAAGGTTACTTCAACTCTACACCAAATGCTGAAGCTGCTAAAGAGTTGGTACTACATGGAGATGTCATGTCAATGTCGATTGGGGCTAACCGCATTAAGCGTACGCCATCCAATGACGTTATTCATGGTAATATCTATGAAGTATCATTGGTAATTGCCGGGGCAAATCCTGGTGCTGTAATTACGGAAGTCATTCGACATTCCGAAAATCCTGAGGAAGGGGAAACCATCATTATGGAATCTAATGAAATCATCCATTCTGCTCGCGATATTCTTATCGGCGAAGCGAAGGGTAAACCATCGTTGTTAGATCGTATTCAGCATGCTGAAGAAGGTCAAGCAACCGCCGAGCTCGACAAAGTTTTGGAAACACTTACCCCAGAACAACAAGAAGCCGTTGCTCTTATTGTCGACGCTGCTGCTGAAAGTGCTGCGGATGCTGCTGCTGAAGAAGTACTTAGCGAAATCGAAAAAGAACTTGCTACGCCAGCAGAAGAAGACGATACTCCAGCTGAAGACGGAGATACTCCAGCTGAAATTGAACAAAAAGACAATGAAGGAGAAAAGTTAATGCATTTTAACGCTTTCGAAGGTGATACTCTCACTCATAGCCAAGCTGCTACTATCAAAGATCAACTTACTCATGCAATGAAAGTTGCTCAAGAATCAGGTCGCAAAGTTTCTCATGTTCTTTCTGAAATGGGACAAGACGAACTGAAACACTCAATGAACAATGTTGAATTGTTGTTCCCAGAACACACTCTTACTGGCGGTGGAGTACAAGTAATTTACTCTAACAACACTGCTACTGAACATATTCTTGGAGCTGTTACAAAAGTACCTACTGCTTTTGTTAAGTCTATCATGTCAGACCTTTCAGATCTTTCAGAAGAAAATCTTCGTGCGAAAGGTTACATCAAGGGTAACCAAAAGAAAGAACAAATCATTTCTTTCCTTACTCGTAAAACAGATCCTAAGACAATCTACAAGAAACAATCAATCGACCGCGACGATGCTATCGACATGGGTCAACAATTGAACGTTGCTGCTTTCTTCCAACAAGAAATGCGTATGAAACTGAACGATGAAATCGCTCAAGCAATCCTTGTTGGGGACGGACGTGCTACTGGTTCACAAGACAAGATCGATGAAACTAAGATTCGTCCAATCTCTAAAGATGACGACTTCTACACAATCAAGACCAAATACGATTCTAAAGTATTGCTTGATATCTTCGAAACTGTTGCTAACCAAAAGACTAAGATGCATGGTTCAGGAACTCCAACCCTGTATGTAAACCCAACATTCTTGGTTAAACTTCGTTTCTTGCGTAACAAGAACGAACAATGGGTATTTGGTGGACAACAACCTGCTACTACAGAATACCTTGCTTCACTGTTTGGTGTTAAAGAAATCGTTGAAACTAACTTCTTGAAGGAAGATGAAATGATCATGGTTAACTTGGCAGACTATCAAGTAGGTACAAACCAAGGTGGTCAAGTAACTTCATTCGAAGACTTCGATATCGACTACAACAAACAGAAATACTTGATTGAAGCTCGTCTTTCAGGTGCTCTTGTACGTGCTAAAGCGGCTGTGTACTTCACACCTAAAGAAGCTGCAGCTGTAGTTCCTGGCGGCTAATCATGAAGCTAACGGGCATCGCTGGGTTTGAACTTGATCAAGTCGAGCGCGAAGACATGCCCAGCGTTTTCGATAGTAAAGTCGTGACCAAGAAGTTTCGCGGAGAGCTTCTTAGTCAGACTTGGCGTAATCAAAATAGCGACAAATCCACTAATGATAATTTGCTAAACAATAACAGAATCTCCCTTGTTATTAATAAGTTCTTCATGAGCAATATTGCAAATCTGAAATATGTGGAATATAATGGTGTAAAATGGAAAGTTGAGTCTTTTGATATTAAAACACCAAGAATTCACATTACATTAGGAGGAGTCTATAATGGTTAAAAATCGTCGAGATTTTCTGGATAAGAAACTCCGTGAAGTTTTAAAAGAACACGGCTACGCTCTCTATTATAATTCGACGTCAAATACAAAAATCACATACCCATGCGTCATCTATAAACTTTCCGATAAGCAGTCTAGGTTTGCGGATGACGTTCGGTATTTTCATAGAGACATGTATCAGGTAACTGTTATTTCTAAACTACCAGATTCGCCGGTAGTTGAGGATATTATGGAGAAATTCCAAAATGTTACCTTCGATTCAAACTATGTCATTGATAATTTGTATCACTCAATTCTTACTATAACACAAAGCTATTAGGAGGATTTAAATAATGGCTGAACTTAAATATCTTGAAACTGGTTCTCGTATTTATGAAACTGGTGTTTCCAAAGGTGTCTTGTTCGTTATGGGCGACACTGGTACATACAACCAAGGTGTTGCTTGGAATGGTTTGACTAACGTTCAAGAATCTCCAAGTGGTGCTGAGGCTAATGACCAATACGCAGACAACATCAAATACCTTTCATTAACTGGTGCAGAAAACTTCGAAGGTACTATCGAAGCATTTAGCTCACCTAAAGAATTTGACCAATGTGATGGTATGGCTGAAATCGTAGCAGGTGCTAACGCTCACCAACAAAACCGTCGTCCATTTGGATTCGCATACCAATCAATCATTGGTAACGAAGTTAAATTCAATGAATACGGTACAAAACTTCACTTGTGGTATGGATGTAAAGCTGCCCCATCTGAACGTCAACACCAAACAGTGTCTGATAGTCCAGAACCAGCAAATCCATCATGGTCAATTACTTCTACACCAGTAGACGTTCCAGGATTTAAGCCAACTTCAGTAATCACTGTTGATTCTACTAAAGTTGAAGCTACTAAATGGAAGAAGCTTATTGCTAAAGTCTACGGTGATGAAACAGGAAATGCTACACTTCCTACACCAGCAGAAGTTATCAACTTGCTTAAATAATTAATCGAATAGGAGAACTACATGTTAAAGCAAAAAATCAATTATGAAGGTTTTGACGGTCCAGTGACCACTGAAGAATATTTCAATCTTACTCGTATTGAGCTGATTGAATTCCAAGGACGACATGGCGGTAAGGAGATTGAAGCTCGTATCAACGAAATTCAAAAGAACGAAGATTTGACCGCTTTGTACGCTCTCCTCAAGGATCTTATCCTTTCCGCCTATGGTAAACGTGAAGGTGACCGGTTCGTCAAGAACAAAGAAGTTCGAGATGAATTTGGACAATCTCTTGCGTTTGGTCAATTGATCGAAGATCTTCATGAAAACGAAACCTCTATGCTAACATTTGTTAAAGGAATTCTTTCATCTATTAAAGGATTGGACGAACTCGTTAATAAGCAGGCATTAGAACAAGGCTAATCGTTTCGCCGATGGGAATTACTCATCGGCTTTTTTTTAAATTGAGGTATGATCTATGAAACACGATTTCTTGTATATCGAAGTTGACTCTTTGTCGCTTTTTGATGAAGAAAACCAAAGATTCATTGATAGACCTAAGCAAAAAGTAGAATTTCGATACACTCTAAAGAATTTAGATGAGTGGGAATCAAAACATAAGAAGAGATTTCTTGATAACAAGGATCTTACTGATGACGAACTTTTAGATTTTATTAAGATAATGTGTACGGATAAGAACTTTGACTTTAACCGGTTGGATGTCGATCAATATAACAGAATTATACAATATGTCTATAAGGATGTACCATCAGCAACGGTCTTACCTAAAAGTAAAAAGAAGTCTAAAGCTGGACAACGACAGTCCGTGTTTACCTCAGAGATACTATATGCTCATATGGCTATTAATGGAATACCATTTGAATGGGAAAATAGAAATCTAAACAAGCTGATGTTACTTATAAATACTGTTAATTCATTACAAGCTCCCCCAGAGAAAATGTCTAAGACAGAATCTATGGAAGAGCAAAGATCTATCATCGAACAACGTAGGGCTGAGGAAGCTCGATTGTACAAAGAGATGGAAGAGAAGGAGAAACAGAATGCAAATAACAGCTAGCGGAGATTTCAACAATATTGAAGCTTGGTTGAAACGTTCTGTTAAGAAGCATAATTCAGGTCCAGCAACTGAGTTGGCCAAGATGTTAACTAACAGATTATCGGAGACGACTCCGGTTGGTAGCGGGAAGACTGCCTCTTCTTGGGACTACACAATCAATCAAAATGGCGACAATATTGTTATAGAGATAACGAACTCCAACATAAACAAAGGAGTTTCGATAGCTCGCATAATTCACTATGGTCATGGAACAGGCACTGGAGGTTATGTTCCGCCTAGACCATATATTACCCAAGCGATAAATGATGTATGGTCATCTCGCATAGGTAAAATTTTAGAAGAAATGATTAAATAGGAGACAATATGGCAGGATATGTTGACGAAAAAATTGCCAAAGTCACCTTAGACAATAAAGGTTTTACTAAAAATGCACAAGACACTATGTCTGCATTAGAAAAGCTGAAAGCAGCATTCGCTAAAGTTAGCGGTAAAGGTGCTGCTGATAATGTTGCTAAGGACATGGCGAAAATGAACCAGGCAATTTCGAGTTCAACAGAAAAATCGAACGGTCTATTATCTCGTCTTAGAAACATCTTTAAACGAAACACTGAAAATATGGATACTAGCGGAGCTGGTAAATCCATAGATCAAATGAATACTGAAGTAGCTAGCAAGACTAGTAAAACAGGAAGTATTCTTGCACGTCTAAAGAGTATTTTTAGAAAGACGGATTCTGGTAATAACTTTTCGAATACTTCTGGTGAAATCGACAAATTAAATAATAAAGCTGGCACAGTAAATCTAAACCCATTGACTAGTGCTTTTGATTATGCGGCCACATCAGTACAACACTCATTATCTATTATGGATATTGCGTTGGGTAATGTGTTGGCAAGCATGATTCAAAAATCTATTCAATTCGGATCGCAATTCTTTAGAGGTCCTGTTGATGGTTTGGCTGAGTATAATAACAAACTCGGATCTATCCAAACTATTATGGCAAATACGGAGTGGGAAACGCCAGATCCGACTCTTCGTATGAGAAAAACTTCAAAAGCTCTTGAAGATTTGAACCAATATGCCGATAAGACAATTTACTCATTTGCTGATATGACGGCTAATATTGGTACCTTTACTGCCGCAGGGGTTGGATTGGAAGATTCGGCAACGGCAATTAAAGGTATTTCCAACCTAGCAGCGGCTTCGGGATCGAGCACTCTACAAGCGTCTACTGCGATGTACCAGTTATCTCAAGCATTGGCTTCTGGTAAGGTGATGTTACAGGACTGGAACTCCGTGGTTAGAGCTGGTATGGGTGGTAAATTATTCCAAGACAGACTAACCGCTATGGGTGAAAAGATGGGTCATGCCAGAGATATGACAAAATCTTTCCGTGATTCATTACAAGATGGTTGGTTGACTTCTGAAGTCTTGATTGCCACATTGAAAGAAATTTCAGTTGACAAACAAATGCTAGCCGCTGCTACTGAAGTAAAATCCTTTGGTCAATTGGTAGGTACGGTCCAAGAAGCAATTGGTTCTGGATGGGCTCAATCATGGGAATATTTACTTGGAGGATTTGAAGAAGCCAAGTCGATGTGGACAAATATTGGTAATATTGTCAACCCATTTGTCCAAGACGACCAAGGAACATATTATGATCCAGTTCTAGAAATGGAACGTTCACTAGGTAACTATAGAAATGCTATGTTGAAGACCTGGAAAGATATGGGCGGTCAACAAGCATTATTTGATGGAATTACTAATTCTATTAAATTCTTGATAAGTTCTCTTGATGGTCTAAGATCTGGATTCCGTTCAGTTATTGGTACATACCAAGAATCGGCAGCCGTTCTTACACAACTAACATTCAAATTTAGAGATTTTACTAAGTCACTATCTGAGAATGTATATATTCAAGGAACTATGACATCTATTGGTAGAATGTTCGGTACAGCTTTCCAATTAGTTGGAACTGCATTATCTAAAGTTGGATACGGTATGAGTATTGTTGCTGGATCAGGTAATGGGCTTATTCTTACATTTAAGAATATTTCCGACTCAGTAACTAATTTCCTTAATGGTATACTAAATTCAAACAACGTTATGGTCGGATTGGTTGCTATTGGTAAAACAATCGGTAATGTATTTGGGATTCTTGTATCTATATTCAAGATTGCTGTGACCATTGTCCGACAATTCTTTGGCGCATTTTCTGGAGGAGATGGTGGAGGGTTTAAAACTTTTGCTACAACTTTAGCTAATATTACTGGTAAAATCCGTGAATTTGTAGAAGGGCTCGAACAAGGTATTAAATCGTTTGGTATATTCCAAGCGATGGGGAATGTGGTTAAGAATGTTTTCTCAGCGATTGGTAGTGTTATTGGTTCGGCATTTAATGCCATCAAAAACGTTCAATTACCATCTCTAGAAGGATTTAAGAACTTCATCACAGAAACAAACGCAGCATTTTCTGGAGGATTCGATGGTCTATTCAAATACCTAGGCGATAAATTTAGTAAAATCTCTGGCGTGTTTGACAAATACATGGGCGGGATTAAAGATATCGTAGCTAAGACTGCTGATTTCATGAAAGCCATGAATGTTGGAGATATTGTAACAGCTTTGATTAGTTTGTTTGCTATTGACAGATATGTAAAAGGTAAACAAACTAAAGATGGCGTTATTACAACATTCTTCAATAAAATCAAAGACGTATTTAATTCGTTTGTTAAAGATGCTAAAACTCTTAAAGAATCATTCATAGATGTATTTGACCAATTAGGACATTCGTTGAAGGCATTTACTAACTTGGTTAATGCTGGATCTTTAATTCTTATCGCAGCAGCGATTGCTATCTTGACACTATCTTTGAAAGAATTGTCTAAGATGGATATGCCATCTCTATCAAGAGGGCTTATTGGTATTGGCGGAACATTCTTGATTCTAATGTCAGGGATGAAGAAACTATCCGCTATCGCTAGTGGATTTCCTAAAGGCGGAGCTGCTACAATGCTGGCTTTGGCTATCTCTATGAGAATTTTAGCTGGAGCTATGAAGAAAGTAGCCGAGCTAGATACTGGACAAATTGGTAATGCCTTACTTGCCATGTTTGGTGCTATGAAGATTATGGTATCGGGTATGAAAGGTATGTCTGGTATAGAAGGAGCTCAAGTTGGAGCATTCAAGATGATAGGTCTCGCTTTAGCTTTGAGAATTCTAGCCGGAACATTGGTTAAACTTAAAGACCTTTCTTGGGAAGAGATTGGTAGATCACTTACAGCATTGGCTGGTGTCATGCTTACAATGGCTGGAGCCACTAGATTAATCTCTAAAGTACGTATACCTATCTCAAATATCTTCAGTATGATTGCTATGGCTCTTATGATGAAGGTATTGGTATCAGCAGTAGCTGATATAACTAGATTAGATCCATCTAGACTAATTGGCGGTGTATTAAGTGTAGTAACTCTAATGGGAACTCTCGCTTTAGCTACAAGAGTTCTTAACGGAGTTAAAGTCACTTTAAGATCTATCTTCGCTTTGATCTCGTTCGCAGTGTCTGTCAAAATGCTAACAGACGCCGTACAAAAGATGGCTTCTGTTCCAGCAAATTCTCTAACAGGTGCGGTATTCTCAGTAATGGGACTATTAGCAACGTTAAGTTTAGCTACTAAATTGCTTGATGGTGTTAAGGTAAAACTGGGAGCCATACTTACACTTATAACTTTCGCCGGAACAATGTACGTTTTGGCACTTGCTGTTCAGAAATTGTCCACGGTATCTGACGAAGGGTTGATAAAGAGCGTATCTGTGATTTCTGGAGTTATTCTTGGACTTGTTGGGGTTACTCATCTACTAAAAAGTGTTAAGATTAATTTGGGTACACTCGGAGCGCTTATCACATTCACTGCAATGATTCATACAATAGCAGAAAGTATATCTCTGTTAGCTCGGATGAATCTTTCTTCTATGGCGGCAGCAACAACGGCTATATTAGCTATTATTGGAGGTATAGCTATTGCCGCTAAATACGTATCAACATCCCAAGGTGACGTTGTATCGGCTTTAGCGACTATGGGATTAATTGGTACATTCGGACAATTGTTGACCAATATTGGAGATACTCTGGTCAAAGTTGCCTATTTACCATGGCAAAATGTCCTAGTAGCAACCGGTGCTATAATAGCAGTTTTGACTTCTATCATATTTGTTATGAAAGCTTCTCAGAACGTAATTAGTGACTTTGGTGAACTCCTGGCGGCAGCTCTAATGTTATATGTTATTGGTGAGGCGTTATCCAAAGTAGCACGTCATTCGTGGGATCGTGTATTAGTTGCTGTTGTAGCTATTGGTGCTGTGATAGCGGAACTAGTAATTGCAATGAAAGTTCTTGATGGTATTGGTGGCGGAGGTGCTCTAAAACTCATAGGTCTTGCTTTAGCGTTGACTATGTTGGCAGCTCCTATTTACCTACTATCAACACTTAATTTAGTTGCCGTTGGTGTCGGTCTCGCCGCATTGGCAGGTAACTTAACGATTCTATTAATAGCTGCAGCTTTAGCAGGACCATTGGCTCCCGGATTAGCCGCACTATCTGGAGCCCTTATAACATTTGGGGTATCTAGTATTTTAGCAGCATCATCTATACTAATAGCCGGATTAGGTTTCCTAGCGTTCGCGGCCGCACTAGCCATGTTGGCAGATAGCGCTCCTAAGGCTTTGAAAGCTATAGTGGAAGGCGTCGCTGGCATGATGAAAACCTTAGTAGAAAAAGGTCCTGCGATGATGCAGACTGCCATTATATTGGTTCGAATGTTCCTACAAGGTTTGGCTGTTGTTATACCAGACATAATCAAAGCCGGTATAGATATGATTACTAATTTCTTATTAGGAATGGCACAGTCTATGCCTCAACTGTTCTCTGCTGCTGTTAAGCTATTAACCGAGTTTGCTAAATCAATCATGGAAAACATGGATATTCTAGTACAAACTGGTTTAGAGATTGCTATTAAATTTGCAGAATCTGTAGCATCGGCTCTAGAAAAAGTTGGAGATCGATTAGTACCAGCACTTCAAAAGATGTTCAAGGTTATTCTTGACGTCACAATTAGAATTCTTAAAGGTCTAGTTGGTCCTATTCTAAACGCTATTGTCGAAATTCTTAAACCAGTAATCGACTTTATTCTTAATGCACTTAAAGGACTTGCTGATATTTTAGCACCTATTCTTAGACCAATCGCAGCGGTTCTAATCGAACTATTCAAAGGTCTGGCTGATATTATCCGGTCTGTTGCAGATGTTTTAGTGTCATTGTTTACCAATATTGCATCAATCATTCAATCTGTAGCTGATGTTATTATTCAGATAGTTCAAACTATAGAATCCGTATTCACTACAATTGGAGCTACTATCCAATCATTCTTCATGACATTGCAAGTTCTATTCATGTCAATTGCGTCGATCGTACAATCTGTTATAGATGGTATTGTCGGAGCAATCAATGGATTTGCCAATGTTATTATGGCGGTGGGCGAAGCAATTAAGTCCATATTTGAAGGTATAGGTTTAGCAATTAAATCGGCTCTTGAAGGAGTTGCTGCTATTGTTGAGTCTATCGGACAAGCAATAAGTTATGCTTTCCAAGGTATTGGTCTAGCAATTAAGTCTGCTCTTGAAGGAGTAGCAGCTATTGTCGAATCCTTTGGTAATGCTATCAAATCTGTATTTGAAGGTGTGGGTAATGCTGCCAAGTCATTTGGTGAAGGTGTTAAATCCGCGCTTCAAGGGGTTGCTGAAGTATTCCGTGGAATTGGTGATGGTATTAAGTCTGCATTTGAAGGTGTGGCATCTATTATCGACGCTGTAGGTAACGCTGCTAAGAACGCTGGACAAGGATTCAAATTGTTTGCACAAGGCGTATCAATTATCGCCAAAGATGGTATAGCTGGCGCTGCCGGTATTACAGCAGTTGCTGCAGCCGTAACTGGTTTGGGCTCTGCGTCATATGCTGGTAACCTTGTGGGATTCACAAAAGACTTGGGATCACTTAAAGGTGTTATCGCGGGTCTTGCCGGTTCTGCGGGCGGTATAATGGCGATGTCTACTGGATTTATCATGATGAATGCTGCCTTAGCAGGTCTTGCCGGAACTGTTCCTACAGTATCCTCAGCATTCCAGAACCTACAAACGCCTATTACTACTCTTGCTCCAACTATTCCAACATTGGCCGCAGCATTTTCTATGTTAGCGCCATCCATCATGATGTCTGCTTCTGGAATTATGCCGGTGGTTGCTGGATTTACTCAACTTGGAGCGGTTATCCCTAGTCTTTCCGCGGCCCTACAAACCGTACCTGCGGCGTTCCAACAAGCGGCACAAGGTGCTATGATGTTTGGAACATCTCTGGGACAAGGTATTATGGCTTCAGCACCGATTGTCATTATGGCAGTTCAACAACTAGCTATCCAAGCAGTAATGTCTGCTCAAATGGCATTTATGCAAGGACAACAAATTGGTGTTCAGTTTGGTCAACAAATTGCTATGGGACTGTCTTCACAATCCGGAACCATCTCTTCGGCTGCTCAATCAGGAGCAAACATGTCTATAAATTCTGTAAGAGGCACGTTCTCTCAAGGCGGAGTCATTGGACAACAATTTGGATCAAGCATTGCTAGCGGTATTTCTGGAAGCTCTGGTTCTATTACGGGATCATCTTCTAGTGTGGCAAACAGTTCTGTAAACTCTATCCGTGGAGTATTCAATCAAGGTACTTCTCTTGGTTCTCACTTTGGTGGATCTGTGGCTAGTGGTATTTCTTCACAATCAGGTTCTGCTCATGGAGCAGGTTCTAGTTTGGCACATTCAGCATACAATGGTGCGTCGTCTGTATCATTGAGTTCTGCTGGTAGCTATGCTGGTTATGGTTTTGCAAATGGTTTGGCCGCATCTGCTGGTTCTATTTACGCTACTGCTTCTGCAATTGCGTCCAATGTCGCAGCAACAATCAGAAGAGCGTTAGATATCCATTCGCCATCACGAGTAACTAAAGCTCTTGGTAAATTTACTGGACAAGGTTTCGAGATTGGTTTGAAGGATACTGGATCCGCAATCTTCAGAACGGCTAAAGGCTTGGCTAATCAAGCTATTGAAGCTCTGAATGTTGATGATAGTCTATCTGGACTCCTCATGGACAACATTGACATGACTATTCAACCAACGGTCAAACCAGTATTCGATGGATCTCTTCTGAAAGACATGAACAACCTTTCTGGTAAGATGAACGGTAACTTGACCTTGCCATCAAGTTACACTGACAGATTCAATCAAAATGGCAACACAACGATTACTAATTCTGACACATACACAGTTAATGTTAATGTGGAAAACAGAGGTAATCAACCAATTAATCCTAAAGAACTTGCCCGTCAGGTTCAGGATGAATTGAAGAATATGCGTGACGCAGCTTTGCGTTCTAGAGGGGAGGAAATCGCTTGGTAAGTTTGAAGCCAGGTGAATTTCTTATTAATAAAGTAAATTCATCTACTGAAAAGATACTTATCCAAGATCGTCCCGATATCGAAGCACCCAAACGTCGGCAGGTTCATAAAGAGCCTGCTGGCTATGATGGGTTCTTGATTTATGATGATGGAGGATATGAAGCTACTGAAGTAGAACTTACTCTTCTTTATCATGGAGGAAGAGTAGACGATCCTGCAGCTATTTCTACGGCTCGTAATAGGATCTATAAATTCTTCAAGTTCGGTCAATACGAGTTTAAGATGACTCCATATTTTGACCCCGAAAAGGTATATTTGTGTATACTAACTGAAGCTCCAACCTTTGAAAACAAATGGTACTACAATGGTGCTATGGTGTTCAAACTCAAGATCAAGGTCCAACCATATAAGTATTATGTGGATACTATTGACTCTTGGTGGAATATCCCTAAAGCTGGTTGGATGCGAAATCCTAGAATGTCTGATGCCAAACCATTATTCCGTATAATTGGTAATGGAGATTTGGATATGACTGTTGGGTATAAGAAGATGATATTCACAGGTGTAGAAGGAAACATCTATATTGACTGTGAGAAATACTTCGTTTATCGTAACAACAATGGAGTTATCACAAATGCAAACCATAAATGTAAATCAAAGGACTTTTGGCACATGCCCTCAGAACAATCGGTACAAATCAATTGGAATGGTGCAATTAGTACTGTTGAAATGATTCCTAGATGGAGGGATCTACTATGAGGCCTATACTTTATGAACAATATGAACGAGACTTTGAGTCGAATGGTATTGGTGTATTGTGGGACGCTCTTGAGTGTGAGGTTCATGAGGTTCGTAATGGAGAATTCGAGTTAGAACTCACATATCCATACAGTGGTCAGTGGTTTAATGAAATCAAAGAGAACCGTTATATTCTAGCAAAGCCTAATGATACTGATTTGCCTCATGCATTTCGTATTTATGAGGTAGAAAAGAATACCAAAGACCAGACAATAAAAGCTAAATGCGTGACAATCACGGATGACCTAAATGGTATGCTGGTAAAAGCGGCTAAAGGTAAAGGTACTCCGGCTACAGCATTTGCGCTGGCTAAACAAAATGTTGTTGGTGGTCCAGAAGCAGTTCCTTATGAGTTTTATACAGACATAACCGATAACCTAAAGGACTTCGAATTTCTTCTTCGGAATATGCAAAGCGTGTTATCTGGAGAAGAAGGTTCGCTTATCGACTTATGGCGAGGCGAGATAAAACGGACAAACAA